AAGGTGAACGAGACACAGCAGATTGCCCAGTCAGTCCGGGACGATGCAGATGCCGGAAAGTTTGCGGCTACCGCTGAGATGGTAGAACAGGCAGTCAGCGTATTTATGGCTGGATTTTCACCGGAAATGCATCGTAATATCTTCCGCGGACGGTGTCTTGGTGAGTCGATCACCGCGGGACAATTAGCTGTGATTAGAGACGGAAGCTTTGCAGATCTGTACGTCGGCGACTACTGGGAGATAAACGGAACCAAATACAGGATAGCAGACATAAATTATTGGCGAAATGTAGGTTATCCGGAATCAGAAAAAGTACAAAAACCCCATATATTAATAGTCCCGGATACTGTGTTAGGGAGCGGACAGATGCATACAAGCAACAGTACGTACGGTGGTTATAGAAATTCGGAAATGAAATCGACTCGATTGAATAATATAGCGAAAACATTGCCGGATACATTTAAAAGTTTATTGCTAACTCATAGAATGTTTTCCGACGGAGCTTGGATAAATGCGTCCGTGGATCTCATGAGTGAAGTAATGGTGCATGGAACTTATATTTGCACTGACAATAGTAATAAGCAGACATCCGATACACAACAGTTAGCACTGTTCCGGCTTGCTCCTGAATTGAAGACTATTGGTGTAAACTATTGGTTGCGGAATGTAGCAGGATCACAGACATACACCTTGATATCGCAATACGGCGATGCTAGCAGTGATATGGCTACAAGCACTTATGGGGTTCGCCCGGTGTTTGCAGTCGGATGATTTTGACTTTAAATGCAAAAGGAGGTGAGAAAGATGGATGACGTAATTACAAGGGCAGAACATGAAGAGTTCAAGAAGCGGATCGAGGACGAAAATCATCGTCAGAACAAGCGGATTGAAGTATTGGAAAAGATTACGCAGCAGATTAATTCGCTTACAGTGTCAGTCGAAAAGCTCGCACAGAGTATAGAACTTATGGTAAGCGAGCAGAAGCAGCAAGGGAAACGCTTGGAAACATTAGAAAGTCGAGATGGAGATATGTGGAGAACAGCTGTAAAATACGTCCTTACAACTGTCCTCGGTCTTGTTCTTGGTGCAGTGGCAATGAAATTTGGATTGAAATAAAGGAGACTAACTATGAACATTGAAATATTAATGCAGTATATGAGTTACATATTGGCAGGAATCGGTGTGCTGGCATTTCTTGTCAGCGTGATCGTGCAGGTTATTAAGGAGATGCCGGGATTAAAAAAGGTGCAGACCAATGCAGTCGCACTGGCTGCAGCACTGATCCTGACGCCCGTGTCAGTGATCGTACTATGCACATATTACACAGTAGTAATTGAATGGTATTACATTTTCGCATCATTTATTGCCGCATTTATTGTCTATCTGGTAAGCACTGGTGGTTGGGAACGTGTCACGGAAATGTGGAATCGCAATAAATATAAGAAGAACTAAGTTTGCACCGGTGCAGGAAGGGAGAAAAATATGAGTAAGACAGCAGCAGGATTAATCGCATTTGCAAAAAGTAAGATCGGAACACCCTATGTATATGGGGCAAAGGGTGCAGTGATGAGTCTGGCAAAGATCCAGGCACTCCGGAAAATGTATGGATCTAATTGTGTATGGAAATCAGATGATAAGAAAGCTGGAAGGGTATGCGTAGACTGTTCTGGTCTGATTAGCTGGTATACCGGCATTGTCCGGGGATCAGGACAGTATAAGAGTACAGCAGTTGAGGTGATCCCGATCAGCAAAAGATCTGATGTGCATATCGGCTGGGCAGTATGGATGAATGGGCATATTGGAATCTATCTCGGAAATGATCAGTATATTGCTGCTGATGGATCAGCTTACGGTGTACGGATCGCCAATCTTTCACAGAATGGATTTACGCATCTTCTGAAGCTCTGCGATATCGATTATGGACAGGGAACAACTTCTGCTCCGAAAGAGAGTGCAAAACCATCAGGTGGACACTATAATGCGGCAGTGGTATTCACCTACTGCGTGAAAGCTGACGGAAAGACGTATCCATCCGTGAAGAATCTTGCCGATTATGCAGGAGTCAGGGGAAAGGCGATCACAGACGTTGCAATCATGTGTAACGTGGGAAAAGTCGAATACCGTGTTCATGTTCTTGGTGGAAAGTGGCTGCCATACGTGAGCGGGTTCAATTGGGCTGATCCGGTAAATGGATATGCCGGAAACGGTAAGCCGATTGATGCTATCGAGGTGATCTATATTGCCCCGGATGGCAGCAGCCAGAAAGCACAGTACAGAGTCAGTCCAGTGAACGGCAACTACTATGACTGGCAGTACAATAATGAGACAGGCGGTGGACAGGATGGATATGCCGGAAGCTTTGGGAAGAAAGTTGACAGATTCCAGTTGTTCTGAAATGATTAACAGGTCGGAGGTTTCTCCGGCCTTATTTTTTTTGCTTTAAAATACACTAAATCGGTGAAAAAACTATTGACATATACACTGAATTGGTGTATATTATAATTACAGAGAGGAAAGAAAGGAGAGCGAAGCGATGAATATTGAAGAAGCTCGCAAGGCACGGGGGATGTCCAGAAAGGACGTGTCCCGGAAACTCGGGATTCCGTACAGGAGTCTCGAAAATTGGGAGAAGGGGCTTAGCAAATGCCCCGACTATGTAGAACGGCTAGTTGTAGCCGAGATTCTGAGAGGAGGAAAAAAGATGACTGATATCGAAGTATTAATGAAAAATGGATATTCAAAAAGAAAAGCGGAAGAAGAACTTAAAAGAGGCACTGTAGTATTCGAAGGAGAAGACTTTGAAAGACACTTCGATGATTACATGGAAGAATGGGGAGTTGACGAAGAAGAGCAAGAAAAGTATAGAAAAATGCTAGAGGAAAAGATAGCAATTCCAGACTGGGGAATTGTCGAAGATAATGGCAACACGTATTATATTATGTACTGCCTGTAATCTGAAAGGTTGTGATTCTACATTCACTTTTTAAAAATACACTAAATTAGTGAAAAACCATTGACATATACACTAAATTGGTGTATATTATAATTGTGGAAAGGAAAGAAAGGAGAACGAAGCAATGAAGTACGATGTAACGTTTAGCTGTGGACACACACAAAAAGTACAGATTTACGGAAAAGCAGAAGAACGTGAAAGAAAGATTAAATATTTCGGAAAAAGCGGACTCTGCCCAGAATGCTATAAAAAGAAAATGAACGAAGAAAAAGCAGAAAACTGTGAAGAAGTAGAAATGAAATACAGCGAATACAAAGAGAACTATGCAGACTGTAAAACAAAATCAGGAAGCTATGACAAGGAAGAAAAAACCATCGTTGTCTACATTCCTAAACAGGATGAAAAAGAAGAGGATTCGCGGGAAGTGTTTGGAAAAGCTCTGAATGCAGCACTGGAAGAACTGAAGGGAGAAAACGAAAATGCAAAGCCGGAAGAAGTAACACCGGTAATGATAGCAAGAGAACTTAACAAGATGGGATACACAGAGGAAGAATTAAAGAAAATGAAAGATGTGCCGGAAACGGTAATGAAGGATGTGCTTGAAAAGAAGGAAGAATGGACAAGGTGAGGTGAATGGTTGTGTATACAAGAGAAAAAGTGGAATTGATCGGAGAAATATATCAGCGAACACTACAAGTATTAAATGGAGGTGTTCATGATCCGTATAACTGGATGTCAGACAGATATCCGATGAAGTGCCTTGTGATGATCTATCCGAGAGCGGTAGCGTTAGGAATACCGGAAAAATTAAACAAGAAGATGATGGAACTCATGGATCTGATCACAATAGAAGAAATGGGGGAGATGATAAAAAAGCAAATGCCACAAGAGATGATATTGTATCTCGAAATCGGAAAGAACAAGGCGAGGGACAAAAGAGAATAAGATTACCCCGGAGCAGTCACTCCGGGGCTGAATATTGTATCATCTTAAGTGGGGGCAAATAGGGGGCAGTTTATTATATTTGCTTGTATTGAAATACATGAGAAATTTGTGAAAATCAAATATTTTTACAGTGTTTATACCTATTTATATGTATAGGGTAGCCGGTCTGCGGCATTAGTAAAAAATGGGAGAAACGTTGAATTTACAGCGTTTCTCTTATTTTTTTAAAGGAAAAAGTTTGAACACCTTTGAACACTTTATGATAAACTCCTGTTTCAGTGACAATATTTTATTATGAATATAATTTGATATGCATAGGAGATAAAATGGGGTATAATAAAGTGAATTACGATATAATGATGATAAAAAGAACAGACGGGTACAATAAGTAATTCAAGACTCTGATATATTTCTTAGGTATAATTTTTGAGGAATAAATATGATATATGTCAGTAGATACAAATCCCAGATTGGTAATATCCTTTTAGCTTCTGATGAAGAAGGACTTACTGGTTTGTGGTTCGAAGGACAGAAATATTTTGCAAATACACTTCCAGATGAAAGAATTTTGCAGGAAACGGAGATTCTCAGAGAAGCAAAAAAATGGTTGGATGTGTATTTTACCGGAGAAGAACCCCCATTTACGCCACCTCTGCATCCAGCAGGATCAACATTCAGACAGGCAGTGTGGCAGCTCCTATTGCAGATTCCCTATGGGCAGACGATCACATATGGAGAGATTGCTCGCCGGATGGCTGAAGTGAAAAAAGTTCCCCGTATGTCTGCCCAGGCAGTCGGAGG